GCAGTGACTACATTAAAGGAATTAGCAGAACATGGAAGATGCTCAGTACCTGAATATGATATTCCTGAAGAACAAGTATATCAAAATGGTAAATACTGGTGGTCTTGTACATGCTATATTAGAAGTTGGTCTATGCATCACACTGGTCTTGCTAATTCAAAGAAAGAAGCTAAAAGATATGCGGCATATTTAGTTCTTTGTGATTACTACGGAATCCCTGATGAATTTAAGGAGGAAGATGATGATGAGTAAACATAATGGAGTTAGTGGCAAAACACACACTAAACAACAGTTAAACAATTATTCAAATCAAAACAATCCTAACAATGCTGCATATAGAGCCAATCAAAATAACCACTCTAATCAATGCAATCCAAACAATAAGAACTATCAAGGACACAAGAAGTAGTTGATAGCAAATAACACTTGCAATAGATCTCACTCATAAATTTGGGTGAGATTTTTTTGGTACATTCGTAGAATAATTGGTTAAACGGTAGCAATTTTTGAAAAAATGTGATAAAATGTGTTAAATGATGTTCGTTGAAGAAAGAGGTAACTAATTATGAAGATTGATTATCCAAGTTTAATCTTGAATCTAAGAGCAGAACTAAACATGAACCAAGAAGAGTTTGGTAAGCTTTTAGGTGTTTCTTTAATTTCTATTAGCCGTTGGGAACGTGGTGAACATGAGCCAACAAAACTAGTAAAGGTAAGATTGAATAAACTAGCCAAAGAACACAATGTAGAGATTGTTGAGGTGGACGAATAATGGTTGATTCAATTGATTTCAATGAGATAAAGATAATTGAAGATGAACCAGAACTTATGGATATTCTTTTGAGTGACCGTTCCTCTAAGAAAAACATAAAATGGTGTACAGATAATTACAAGCGTTATGGTTTGGGTTTTTCTTCAACCGATTATATTAAGAAAGAATTGTTTTTGATGAGAAATAGAATTCATTTCATTAAACCAAGAGTTCTTAAATCTCAAACTGAACAAAAGAAAAGAAGCAAAGACATGGCAGAAGTGTTTACACCATCATGGGTTTGCAACAAACAAAATAACTTGATTGATGATGAATGGTTTGGATATAGTGGTTCATTCAATGAAGAAAAAGAGAATAGCTGGGTATCTAAAGAAAGAGTAACGTTTAAAGATGGTAAGATATGGCAAGACTATGTTGACCTAGAAAGAATGGAAATAACATGTGGTGAAGCTCCGTATTTAACTTCTAGATATGACACAACTAATGGTTCTTATATAAACCCAAAAGATAGAATAGGCTTATTAGATAGAAAACTAAGAGTAATATCTGAAAACGTAGATGATAAAGAAGAATGGATGAAATATGCCAAGATAGCTTATCAAAGAATCTATGGATATGAATATCAAGGGGATAATCTCTTAATTGCTAGAGAAAATCTTCTAATGACATTTGTAGAATTCTATACAGATAAATTTGGTAAAGAACCAATATATGATGATATAAAAGCAATTGCAGAAATAATAAGTTGGAATATATGGCAAATGGATGGACTTAAATATGTAGTTCCAGAAAGTTGTCATGAAGAAGAAAGAGTGCAATTATCATTATTCCCAGAGTGGGAACCTGAACCAGAATTCTGTGCTGGTTGTAAGAGCGGTAATATCTATAAACATAATGGTATCTATTGCAAGATTAAAGATTGGAAAGCGAATAAAACAATTAAATTCGTTGATATGATACAAGGAGGTAATTTCTATGCCTAATGCTAAAAAGGATTTTGAGTCAACATTTGAATATAAGTTAATATATATCTTCAGAGTAAATGATGAAAAGCATAGTGGTTGCCTTAAAATTGGCGATGCGACTGTTCATACAAATAAAGACTATACAAAACTAACACCAAATTGCAGCGAACTTAATTATGCAGCTAGAAAAAGAATCGATGAATATACTGCAACAGCTGGTATAAAATACGATTTGTTACATACAGAAGTAGCTGTTTATAAGATGAATAAACCTGGCCACAAGAATCATGGTAAGGTATTAGCATTTAGAGATTATCAAGTTCATGAAGTGCTAAAGAGAAGTGGTATTAAGAAAAAGAACTTTGAAACCAATGCTAATGAATGGTTTGTTTGTAAGCTTTCAACAGCTGTAGATGCAATAAAAGCTGTAAAAGAAAATAAAACTGCATTAACTAGTGCAGAAATAAAAAGTGGTAGATCTCCTATAATCTTTAGACCAGAGCAATTAAAAGCTATCAAAGATACTATTTCGTGTTTCAAAACTAAAGATAGAATGTTATGGAATGCGAAGATGCGTTTTGGTAAGACTCTATCTGCTTTGCAGGTCGCTAAAGAAAAAGGATTCAAGAAAACCATCATCATTACTCATAGACCTGTAGTAGAAGATGGATGGTTTGATGATTTTGATAAAATTTTTTATGATAAGCCTAATTATGCATTTGGTTCAAAGACAAAAGGTNAAACTATAAAAGAACTTATTTCTAGCGGCTTATCTTTCGTTTATTTTGCTTCAATGCAAGATTTGAGAGGTTCTAGTGAAGTTGGTGGAAACTTTGATAAAAATAAAGAAATTTTCAACTTGGATTGGGATTTTGTTGTTGTTGATGAAGCACATGAAGGAACTCAAACAAATCTAGGTAAGAGCGTTCTTGAAAAAGTAATAAAACCAGAAAAGACAGAATATAAAACATGTGTGCTAGATTTATCTGGTACTCCTTTTAATTTGCTTACTGATTTTGAGAGTGATTCTATTTATACATGGGATTACATAATGGAACAAGAAGCTAAATTAGATTGGGCACTTCATCATTTTGGTGACTCTAACCCATATGAAGAATTACCAAAGATGAATATATACACATACCACTTAGAAGAAACGCTAAAGGCTTATATTGATGTAGAAGATAAAGCATTCAACTTTAGAGAGTTCTTTAGAATTTGGACTGGTGATATAAAGAAAGATTTTGCAAAAATACCTGCCGCTCAAAAAGTAGGGGATTTCGTTCATGAACAAGATATAAATAGTTTCTTAGATTTAATCTGTAAAAAGAGTGATGTTACTAATTATCCTTATGCAACAGATGAATATAGAGCATTCTTCAGACATACTTTATGGGTAGTTCCAGGTGTTAAAGAAGCTAAGGCATTAAGTGAATTATTAAAGAAACATCATGTATTCAAATACTTCACTGTTGTTAATGTTGCTGGTGAAGGAGATGAAGAAATCGATACATCCGATGCTCTAAATGCAGTAAGAACAGCTATGACAAACGACCCAGATTCAACATATACCATCACATTATCTTGTGGTAGATTGACAACTGGTGTATCAGTTCCAGAATGGACTGCCGTTTTAATGCTTGCTGGATCTTATTCAACTGCAGCTAGCCAATATTTGCAAACAATATTTAGAGTTCAAACACCTGCTAATATCAATGGTAAGATGAAAGAAAATTGCTATGTATTTGATTTTGCACCAGATAGAACTTTAAAGATGGTAGCTGAATCTGTTCAATTATCTGCAAGAGCTGGTAAAACACAACCATCTGCTGAGATTCAATTAGGTAAGTTCTTAAATTTCTGCCCAGTTATTTCAATTGATGATACTGGTATGAAAGAATTCAAAGTAGCTTATTTATTACAAGAATTGAAGAAAGCTTATGCAGAACGTGTTGCTAGAAACGGATTTGATGATACTAAATTATATAACGATGAACTTTTGAAACTTGATGAACTAGAACTAAAAGAATTTGAAAACTTAAAGAAGATAGTAGGTTCTCAGGCGTCTCAACCAGGAACTGGTGAAATAGATATCAACAATACAGGTTTAACCGATGAGCAAAGAGAAGAAATAGAGAAGATTCAAAAGAAGCCAAAGAAAGAAAGAACGGCTGAAGAAATAGCCAAGTTAAAAGAGTTGGCTGAAAAGAGAAAGAATAGGCAAAGTGCAATCTCTATCCTTAGAGCAATTTCAATTCGTATCCCATTATTGATTTATGGAATTGATAAAGATATCGACTATGACATTACCATAGATTCATTCACAGACCCTAATTTGATTGATGATAATTCATGGGACGAATTTATGCCAAAAGGTGTTACTAGGGAAATCTTTAAAAAGTTCTCAAAATATTATGATAAAGACATTTTTGTGGCAGCTGGCCGTAGAATAAGAGCAATTTCAAAGAGTGCTGATGAATTACCACCAACTGAAAGAGTTCAAAAAATAGCTTCATTATTTGGAACATTTAAGAATCCAGATAAAGAGACTGTACTAACTCCTTGGCGTGTGGTAAACATGCATATGTCTGACACTATTGGAGGATATGATTTCTTTAATGAAAACCATTCTGATGAAGTTGATGAGCCAAGATTTGTCGAACAAGCAGATGTTACAAAGAAAGTATTTAATAAAGAATCTAATGTACTTGAAATAAATTCAAAAACGGGGTTATATCCATTATACGTAGTCTACTCAATTTATCGTTCATATTGTGATGATTATAAAGAGGAAGAACTAACGTTTGAAAAGCAACAACAATTGTGGGATAGGACCTGCAAAGAGAATGTTTTTGTCGTATGTAAAACGCCTATGGCAAGGCAAATCACAAAAAGAACCTTACTAGGGTATAGATCTGCAAAAGTTAATTTGCATGCATTTGATGACCTAGTTATGCAATTAAAAGACAAACAAGCTCAATTTATTCAAAAAATACTAAAGAGATCATTCTGGAATTTAGGAGGAAATGATAATATGAAATTTAATGCAATTGTAGGGAATCCGCCTTATCAATTAATGGATGGTGGTGCTCAATCAAGTGCCACACCAATATATAATTTATTTGTAGATGCTAGCAAAAAAATAAGACCAGACTACGTATCATTGATTATGCCTTCTAGATGGATGACTGCAGGAAAAGGCCTTGATGATTTTAGATATTCAATGATTCACGATAAGTCAATAAGAATTTTGCATGATTATTTAGATGGCAAAGACTGCTTTAATAATGTAGAAATAAAGGGTGGAGTTTGCTATTTCCTATGGGATAAAAAGCATAATCAAGAATGTGATGTTTTTACACATAGTTCTAATGGCGAAATTAAGCATTCAAAACGATTCCTTGCTATGAACGATGAAGCGACTTTCTTTGTAAGAGACGCTGAACTTGTAGATGTATTAGAGTGCGTTAATTCAAAAAAATTGAAAACATTTGATACTATGGTCTCAGCACGTAAGCCTTATGGATTAACAGGCGATTTCTTCAAAGAACCTTCTAAATATGGATTGCCAAAAATTAGTGATACTGAAATCAATGGCGGTATATCAATTTTAGGCTTAGGTGAAAAACAAAAGAGAGTTTATAAGTATGTAAAAGCAGATTATCCATTTCCAAAGAAAGATGGATTAAATGAAATGAAAATATTTATTCCAGAAAGTTTTGGTAACGGTATAATGGGTGAAGGCCCAACATCCCCTGTAATTGCTGGTCCTAATTGTGCATGCACAGAAACATTCCTAGAAATTCGTCCTGTTGAATCAAAGGAAATAGCAGAAAATATATTAGCTTATATGAAAACAAAGTTCTTTAGAGTTTTAGTTGGTATTGCAAAAAATACACAACACGGTACTCAAAAGGTATATGCTTTAGTTCCAGTTGTAGATTTTAATAAAAAATGGACTGATGACGAATTATTCTCATTCTTTGGACTAACAGAATCTCAAAAAGAATACATTAACACTTTGATAGCAGAGTAGGTGAGATTTATGGGATATTCATCAGATAGAGAATTTACTAATTATGTTCATGACAATTTGGCTATTCCTATTATCTATAAACAATTAAATTGGAAGCCTCAAAACTTGAATAATGTTATGACAGAAAATGTTGATATTAATAATGCAGTTGATTGTTTTCTTATTGATTTAAATAAAGATGTGATAGTTACCGTTCAAGAGAGATTTAGAGAATACAAGTATCATACTTTTAATGATTTTACGATAAGATTTGAACGTGAATTTAACCAACACGATGATAGAAAACTATCAGAATTTTATAAATTACAAGCTGATTATTTTGTTTATGGGATTATTAACCATTCAAAATATAATAAAGAACAAGCCACTGATTTTGTTAAGTACGCAGTTATTGATTTGAAGATACTCAAGGCTCTTTTTGACGTACAAAAAATTGTTGTTGATAGAACACTTAATACATACTATTGCATTGAGCGTGATGGAAAAATGGTTTGTCCTGTAAATCAAAACAAGGATAAGTCTTCAAGCTTTATTCCAATAGACATTAAGTTGTTAAAAAAGTTGTTTAGTAATGAGAATATTATCGTTGCTAGCAAAGGATTCTAATCATGTCATCAGTAACACATGTAGTAGAGAAAACTAAACAACCAAAAGGTGGGTATATAAACCCTAAAGATATGGATTGTGTTGAAATGCCAACTGAAGAACCATTAGAAGATATATCGAAGGAAAACTTGAACCCATCAATGGTTGGAACTGTTGTAGACTATTTAACAAGATATATGCTTCATGGTAATCGAGATAAAGCATTTCAAGTAGCTCGTGTTGGGTCTAGAATAGTAGGATTTGAAGATTATTTTCAAGATGCTCTGGACCAAATAAAAGGATTAGATGACCGTTCAATAACAAAAGCATGTAAAGCTGCCAGTTTTGATTCTGTATTTAGAGCTGGTATTTTAGCATATAGACCAGTTGAAGAAATTAATCCAGATGAACCAACTATAAAAAATATAAGAATAATGGTAAAGAGAAGTCTTGCATTCTTTGATAAGTATGGACCAATGACGTCAGATGGCTTTACTTTTGAGGATGCTTACACAGAAAAGATTGATTCTGGCGATGGAGATTTTCTAACCAAAGATACAATGTGGGATTTTAAGGTGTCAATAAATGAGCCTACCACAAAACATACCTTACAGCTTTTAATCTATTTCTTGATGGGCAAGCAAACTGGAAAGAGAAAATTCAAGGCACTAGAAAAGATAGGGATATTCAACCCAAGACTAAATCATGTCTATACATACGAAATATNAAAATTGCCTGAAGAAATAATAGAAGAAATAAGAAAAGAAGTAATAGGTTACTAGTTTAGAGGAGGAAATACATGGCGAGCGAAAAAGGAATATTGTATATAATGACTACTGCAGTAGATGGTTTGATTAAAGTTGGTAAAACTGCCTCGGATAATTTTGAGAAGAGAATGTACAACTTAGAACATAATGGTTATTGCAATGTGACATCTTTGAAGAGGCAATTTGCGATAGAAGTTGAGGATTATAGCGAAAAAGAAGATTTATTCAAGAAGCTGTTTTTAAGAAGTAGAGTTGCAGATACAGAGCTTTATTCATTAGACCTAAGACAAGTAATTCAGCTTTTCTCATCCTTTGAAGGTAAGCAAGTCTATCCACAAGACGAAACCAAAGAAGAAGTATTTTCATATGCAACCCAAGCAGTGGAATCAAGTGAACTACCCGATGGAGATTATTTTTTATCCTCAAATGTAAAAGGACCAAACGGTAAAGAAAAGGTAGAAGGAACACTAAGAATTGCTAGTGGAAAATTAATCATACTAAAAGGAGCTACAATTTCTAGTCATTCGAAGATAGGAGTAATGAAGTATAGCCTAGCCAGAGATAACGCAAAGAAGAATGGTAATGTGTTATTAGAAGATATAGCCTGTGAATCTGTTTCAATGGCAGCATCAATCATCTGCGGACACAATAAAAACGGATGGGATGCTTGGAAAGACAAAAGCGGAAATAAAATAGATACTTACAGAAAGAAAGAAACAGAAGAGGAAGAAGATTAAACTAATTTAAAAGCGACCCAGCTAGTTAAAGTTGAGTCGCTTATTTTTTATACAAATAGTTCTGGAACATTATATTGAATTTCTTTTAATTCTTTTTCAACTGATTCTTTTCCACATGATAGAACATCGGTTTTTAATCGATAACCATTTTGCGTTTGAATATAGTATTCGTGGTGCCTTCTAATGTGATCGGATGTATCACGAGTTATGCCATTACGCTGGAAGAATATGGTCAATGGATTAGTTGATCCGAACTCTACATACTCATACCAATCGTTATCAAATGCTGCACCAGCTGTGATAAGTTTCTTATATTCAGTTGAAAAACGCAAAAAATAGTTTGAAATGCTAAATAATATTATGTTTTCAATTATTCCTAAGGCATCACCAATGACAATGTTTTGATGGTCTTGGCTATTATTGTAAGGAACCAACTGTCCATGAATTTTTACTGAACCAAAGTTGCTTTTATTCCAGTCAATTGCCTGCTGCATGATTTGACTTAAACCATAGCCATCCATCCATTGAGTTAGAAGAACAGCATAATATCTTAGACGGTTGCTTCCGACTGTGTCTTTTTCATACATATCCCATCTAAAAATTCTGGATAATTGATTTAAGAAAGATAGCAGGTCGTTATAGTCTACTTTGCCATTTTTAAGAGCTGGATAAGTTAAACCACCTTTTATTGCCACGATAAGGTTTTGTGTTTGGTCTAATGAAACATTAATATCATCATCTGGTTTTGGTTTATCGTCATTTGTGTTTAAGAAATTATGCTTTATAAGCGTGATGCTATCACTATCCAAATAATCATTAAACGACTTCTTTACGACACTGTTTCTATCCTTAGTTATATCACGAACCAAAATTAAACCAACTTTTCTCATTAAATCATATGATTCATTGTTTTGGTCTTGTAGTTGTGTGAATTCGGTAGATCCATTTTTCAATTGGTTAACAATGTATTTTTTCTCTGATTCATTAAGACCAGTAGTAATGGATATCTTTTGCTCAGGAATATCTTTTTCTAAAAGCTCTTTTATTTTCTTTTCTGATTGGCTTTCACTGTGTCGTATGATAAAAACATTTCCATATAAGTTGTATTCAATTCTACCAACACGTCCTATAAGATTTCTAAATTCAACGGGAGACATGTTAGGTTGCCCGTTCCTATAACTTAATATGAAAAGATTATCAGCTGGTAAATTTACGCCTTCGATGAGAGTAGAAGTGCAGAAAATAGTTTTTATGTTTTTGTTTCTATAATTTTCTTCAATTGTTGTTCTAATATGCAAAGGCAAATAGCCAACATGATAAGCAACACCTTTTTTTATTAAATCAGCCAAGTAATATGAACCATGAATTTCGTCTTCAACTTCCTTAGCAAGTGCATCTAGTTTTTGATCGTTCAAATAAGGAAGGGAGGCTGCATATTGTCTGGCAAGATCAACTGCACGCTCACGACCAGAACAATAGACAATATTTGATTTTGTTATGTCTTTATTAATTATTGCTTGTATTAAAGAAAAGTAAGTAGCATGTTGACTGATTCATGATATTTCAAAGAACGACTCATCAGATGAAATAGCTCTCTCATTAAATGCGTAAAACTTATGGTTTAATATATCAAGATAATATTTCATTTGGCTAACAGGGGTAAATGAAGTCTTTAGATAAGAAATTGAATTATTTTGATCGTAAGGCAGAGCCTTTAAATACACCTGTGGATTTGGAATGTTTGGTGAAGCTAGGATAATTTTTGGTTTTCTATCTCTTTGAATTAGCATATCTGTAACTTTATAGTAGAATGCACTTCGACCGTCAGCTTCAGATATTTTATGTGCTTCATCAATGAAGAGATAATCAATTGAAATATTAGGATATGACATTAGCATATAAAGCATTCTTTCTGGAGTAACTACCATAATGTAGTTTAAGTTATCTTGCTTTAAAAATAATGAGTTTCCAGAAGTGACCACTTTATAATTATGGGATGCTAAATCATTCTTTAAATCTTCATTGACAATATTAGATGAAATCTCTGTTATCAATGCTTTTGTTGGAACAAGAATTGCAAAATTGCCAGTAAAACCATTTAGTATTTTGTCTTTTATGAACATACGCATTAAAAGAGACTTGCCCATCGAAGTTGGACCAGAATAACTAAATGTTTGATCTTCTAAATGATCGTAGATTTCCTTTTGTGAATGGAAGAAGTATTTGTTATCTTGGTAGGGAATCGTCAAATAATCCATATCAAAATTTTTATATAATTCTTCTAAAAAGGAAGTGGTTTTATATTGAGTTTTTATTAGTTGCAATCCTCTATAGTTACCAATGTTTGCTAAAACAGAAGATGCATAAGCTTTAACTTTTGGATTTTGTGGATATAAATAATTTAATAAAGCAACAATCTCTTGAGACCAAGTTCTGTGTTTTTCTGAGTTTTTATGCCCAGATGACTTTGAGAGAATGTCAGCAAAGCGTAATGCATCATCAATCGATATAGGCTTATTTCTGTGTTCTTGTCCTAAAGTCTTCATGGAATAATTAAATAGAATCGTTTTGTATATTTCCTGAAGGTAAGGATTTTTATCTATAGTATTGAATATGGCTTCACTTAAAGTGGCGTTTCTAGGTATAGACATAATTACACCTCCAAAGCTTCCTTAATGATTTCGTCTTGATCTACTAGGGCATTGTTAAGAGGTAGAATATAAATATAAAAAGAATGATTAGCCAATCCTAATGCAGTAATTTTATCCTTGATGTAAGGAATGATATTTTTTATATCTTCCTCCATTTTTTCTTTTGCTGCGATTATAAACTGCTCATTATCAAGTAGATGTGCATCTTGAATGTTTATTGTATATCCTAAGAATAGGCCATAAGCATTCTCAGGCTTTGTTACACCTGAACCCTTTTTAGGAATAATCATATCTTTTAATAATTCATTTGTTTCAGCGTCGAATTCTTGATTTAAAATTGTTGTTTCGAGCAATTCATATTCTTCGCTGCTTGAAGAGGCCGCCAGTTTTTCAACCTGTAAGAAAGCATTATCCACAGCTTTATCAAGCGAATCATATGTATCAGTTGCACCTAATATTAATTGATTAAATGGTAGAGTTCCTTTCTTTAAGGAAAGAACATGAATTCCTGATGAAAAGGTATTGAACTCACCGCTTTTATTTTGAAGTTCCATTTTAGAGAATATTTTAGGAGCACCAAGCACACATTCTAAAAATGAATAAAGCATAATCTCATTAAAATGATTTGTTTCAGGATTTCGAGACATTCTCTTTTTGTAAGCTTTTATAGCTTCGGCAGAGATAGCTTCATCATCACCACTCAGTTCATAGTTGTTTCTTGCTGCTCTTGAATAAACATATCTACCTATATTTCTAAATATAAATTTTTTGATTTTTGAATAATCAATTCCAGAATTAACAATATCCAAAGAGTAAATCTTAACCGAGTTTGAATTAGGAACTGGCAGGTTAGAAGAAGCAATCTCTTTAAAAACATCATTAAATTTTTTAACATCTAATGTCATTTTTATTTTTGAAGTAAGAGGATGATAGGCTTCTTCAAATTCAATTTCATCAACTCTACCGCTCAATGATTCTACAAAAGTAGGATCGTTTTTTATTTCTTTAATATTTTCCTTATAAGGTATATTATCCACTAAAACTCCGCAGTAATAAAAAACGTTCGCTAGTAGTTCATCGAATGTGAAATATGTTTTATTAATAATATCTTGCTTAGTATATCCTTCATCGGCAAATCCAATATTTGTTGTTTCTGCAATATCATCTTCCTTCAATACCTCACGAATTGCTAGAACGACATTTTTGTGAAGTGTTGGATTTAGATAAGGAATAACTTTTTTTCTCATATGAATAATGAGTTTCTCTTTATCACAAGAAATTAGGTTATCACTATCAGTTAGGTTATTTTTGCCAGATTTCAAATGTCCTTGATAAGAATCATCATAATTATCTTGGCCGCTTTTATAACATGATAGTAAGTCGCCATATTGTGATAACTGTTTTGTGCCGCTTATTTTTGCTTGCGAAAGAATGTGAAGCAGCGTTCCTAAACATAGTTTTTTCAAAATAATTATGCCTCCTTCTTATCCAAAACAACATCAACGATGTCGCCTATATTACAATTAAATACTTCACATATGTGACCTAGTGTTTCCAAACTAACAGGTTTGCCCTTACCCATATTCGACATGGTGGTGGCGGTAATCTTAGCTTTGGCCGCTAGGTCTTTTTTCTTCATCTTATTATCGATGAGCAATTTCCAAAGTTTATCGTATGAGAACTGCATGTCATCACCTCTGTTTTTTAAATGTTTTTTTATCTCTCTTTATTATACCACCAAAAACTAATCTTAACAATTGTTTGACTATTGTTTTATGGAAGAAAACTAACGAAAACAGGAGTTTTTTATTGTGCCATTAATTTGCCAACTCTATGCCAGGATGTGCCAAGTTCTGTGCCATAGGAAACAAAAAATATAAATGTAAAATAGAGGTAGAAATCAAGAAAAAGTCTCGACGGGGACTGATGAATTCAGGATTTCTAGCCGTTGAATTCTAGATACCATATCAACGCGAAATAAAAGCATCTGAAGTCTTTATGGTAGACACGATGCAAAACTGAAATGGATGAATCTAAGCCATTCTTTTTTGCCACGCCATAAATGCGTCAGATAGAAGCTGAAGAGCCTCCATTTCAGGATAACAAAAATTCTGATTTGGAGGTTTTTCATTATGTTAATTAAGTTAAAAGACAATGACGGCAGAGTCATTCAAGAAGTTGAAGTAGATGACGCTTTTGGTGAGTGGTACATCGAAGAAGAACGAAAACAGGAAAATGCAGAAAGAAGGCATCGTTATTGGGTAACGGTATCTATGGACTCTCTAGAGTATGAGGGTGAGTGGTTTGCTGATCCATCTCCAACTCCTGCAGAGCAATATGAACTTGAGGAAGAACAAAGACGTGTTGATGAATTTTTGGCAACTCTTACTGAGATTCAAAGAAGAAGACTTCAAATAAAAATGGATAATCCACATATTTCTGATAGAGAAATCGCTCGTAGAGAAGGTGTTGATTATAAGCAAATTCAAAAATCATTCGATCAAATAAGAAAAAAGTATGAGAAGTTCAAAAAATAGGGACCTCAAAAAGCACTTTTTTTCTCCATATAGCGAAGGAGGAAACGACTATGAATGATTTAGAAAAAAAGCGAATCCTTGAATTAAAAGAAGCTGGATATGGGTATGGAAACATAGCAAAGGAACTCGGTCTTTCTAAAAGTACCATTAGTTCATTCATTAAATCGTTAGACGGTTATTCCATTTGCAAATGCTGCGGTAAAAAGTTTATTCAACCTGCTGGTGTTAGATTGAAGATTTTTTGTTGTGATAAATGCAGATTCAAATATAGAAGGATTCAAAGTAAAGGCAAGCCAATAATATCAAATTATGAGGTTGAGTGTCTGTGCTGCCATAAGAAGTTTTATTCCTACAGGAGCCTAAAACGAAAGTTCTGTTCTAGGGAGTGTTTTGATGTGTTTAGAAAAGGTGGTGTAAGATAATGAGTCAAAATGAAATCAATTATCTTAACGCCATTACGCAAGCTAAGAATATGCTTTCAAAAGGAATAATTACATGGGATGAATATCTAAAAATTGAAGATTAAATGGCTAAAAAATATAATCTTGAAAAGACCAGTTTATATCGCGCAAATGACTTGATAAATTCCTCTTTTAGAGTGATTACTATGATACGAAAGGAGGAGTAACTAAATGGCAGAAATCAAGATTATATCGAAAGAAAAACAAATGCCAAAGTTAGTGAGGGTTGCAGCCTACGCAAGAGTATCAAGCGACAAGGACGCGATGCTTCACTCACTGTCAAGTCAGGTCAGCTATTTCAGCAAGATGATCCAATCCCATGACTCCTGGAAATATGTAGGCGTCTATTCGGATGAGGGGATGACTGGAACCAAGATAAAAAGGGATGGCTTTCAAAGGATGATTCGAGATGCAAAGGCAGGTAAAATCGACATTATCGTTACCAAGTCATTATCAAGGTTTGCCAGAAACACGGTTGACTGCCTAAAGACGATAAGAGAAATGAAGGCTATCAACGTCGACATCTTCTTTGAAGAACAAAACATCCATACCTTATCGGCTAATGGAGAGTTTTTGATTTCCTTGCTTGCTGGATATGCACAAGAGGAATCAAGACAATGCAGCGAGAACACTTTATGGAGAGTCAGAAAGAATTTCAAAGAAGGCAAACCATATGGAGGCTCTAGCATGCTTGGTTACAAACTTGAAAAAGGAAGGTTTACAGTTGTACCTGAAGAAGCCGAGATTGTAAGAAAGATATTTGATTTATACCTCGCTGGAAACGGGTTCTGCAAAATCGCTAGGATTCTAACGAACGATGGCATCAAATCATATACTGGCAAAGCATGGAACAAATCAACGTTAGGCGAGATTATATCCAATGTCACCTACACTGGTAACCTTCATCTCCAGAAGACGTACAGAGAGAATCACATGACCAAGAAGACAATGAAAAACAAGGGTGAAAAACCGCTATACATAGTCGAAGGAAATCATGAACCGATTATAAGTCAGGAGATATTCGATAAGGCACAGGAAATAAGAAAAGTAAAAGCAGTAGGCAAAAGCGGTAAAAGAAATGGACCAGCTTATCCATTCACAGGACTCATCTATTGTGGGGAATGCGGACATTTATTCAAGCACAAGGTTACCAAATACTACGAAAGCTGGTGCTGCTCTCAATATGATGAATTAGGCAAAGCCTACTGTGCTTCAAAGAAAATCCGAGACGATGTCTTGAGAAAAGCCTGCGCTGAAGCGTTGGGCATTGATTCATTTGATGAAACAACCTTCAAGGAAAACATCAGAAGAATAGATGCATTCAACGGCAACAGACTGGTTTTTCATTTTATCAGCGGAATATCAAAAGAAGTCATCTGGGACAATCCTTCAAGAAGAGACAGCTGGACCGATGAAATGAAGCTTAAAGCGAAAGAAAGGAGCTCTAAAAATGGCAAATGTTAGAATCATACCAAGCAAGATAAACCCATTGACAAAGCTTCCTAATAATTCCCTTCATAAAAGAAGAGTCGCTGCATATGCACGTGTTTCAACAGAACAAGAAGAGCAAGCAAATTCCTATGAAGCCCAAGTTGATTATTATAAGAACTTCATTAAGAACAGACCTGAATGGACACTCGTTGATATTTACACAGACAAAGGAATATCTGGAACGAACCTAAAGCATAGAGATGGTTTTAATAAGATGATTTCTGATGCAAGGGCAGGTCTCATCGATCTGATTGTCACTAAGTCGGTATCCCGTTTTGCAAGAAACACCCTAGATACAATAAGCCTTACAAGAGAGTTGAAAGCAAAAGGAGTTGAGATATTCTTTGAGGAACAGAACGTTTATACCTTTGATTCCAATGGAGAGTTGATGCTTACCATTCTTGCATCAATGGCCCAAGAGGAATCCAGAAACATATCAGAGAACGTTAAGTGGGGTAAGAAAAAGAAAGCGGTAGATGGGTATTCCCAAGTAGGCTACAGCACATTCTTAGGCTATGACAAGCATGAGAATGCAAAGATTGGTCTTAAGGTGAACGAGGAAGAAGCTACTGTTGTACGATTCATTTACAGGGAGTTCCTTAAAGGAAAGTCAGTAAACACAATCTGCCGAATGCTCGAAGAACAAGGAATAAAGACTCCAGGACATAAGGACCATTGGCGAACAACAACAGTTGCATCAATTCTAAAAAATGAAAAGTACAAGGGTGACTGCGAAATGCAGAAAACCTACGTTAAAAACTTCTTAGACCATGTTTCAGTAAAGAATAATGGTGAACTTGAGAAGATATACGTTGAGGACCATCACGAGCCTATCGTTTCAAAAGACCACTGGCTTATGGTCCAACTTGAATTTGAAAGAAGAGGCACTTTGGTTCAAGGCTATAACAGCTGCAACGAGTTTTCTTGCAAGCTCATCTGTGGTGACTGTGGTTCCTATTATGGTGCTAAGGTTCTTCATTCAAACGACAAATACCGCTCGATAAAATACCGCTGTAATAGGAAGTACAATAACGAGCATGTTTGCCAGACTCCATTTGTGACCGAAGATGAAGTAAAGTCAAAGTTCATCCTTGCCTACAATGAATTCATCGGCAACAGAGAACAACTCATCGAGGATTGCAAAGAGATGATTCAGGTTCTTGACAATACAGAAGAGTTGGAAGCAAAGCTAGCAGGGCTTAATCAAAAGGCAGAGGACATAATTGTCCTAGTCAAAAACCTCATAGACCAAAACAGCACAGAGGTCATGGATCAGGATGATTTTCAAAAGAAATATGATTCATACGATTTGGAACATAAAAAAGTCATAAACGAAATTGAAACGGTAGGGCTTGAGATAGAAAAGAAAAACGCTCAGGCAAAATACCTACAAGCGTTCATAGACGACTTAAAAAACAGACCAAATATTCTAGAAGCATATGATGAAGATGTCTGGAGTTATCTTATTGATAAAGCCATCGTCAACAGGGATAAAAGCATAACCTTCCAATTCAGGAATGGAAAAGAAATTAAAATAATTTAGTAAAAATTGCTCGAAAATGAGTAATATATAAGTGAGGGGTTCTAGAACTCTCCCTAGATAGCACTAAGTCATGGTGATGCTCGGCATTCAAGTACCTATGGGCCGTAATAGATAGCCGTACGCTTGCACGCGGGCAGTCCTGTAGAAATTGACCATCCAATTTATTGTGGATGGCTTTTCTTTTACTTCCTTAATGGTACGAAAGGGTACGAAAATCGGGTTAGGGTACGAAGGGGTACGAAATTGTATTAAATGTTATGTTTCTAGACAAGTTGAATGAATAGGTTTGATACAATCGTATCAGGCCTTTTTTTGTTTGGCAGATAGGGTGTTTTTTCCTTTATGCCAGAAAAGTATAAAAATTATATTCTTTAGTATT